GGGCGTAGATCGTCGTCGGCGACCGCGGCCGCTTTGCTGGTGGACGAGATGAAGTCTTCGACGGCGGCTACTTGGTCGTCGGTCGCGCCGGTGGAGTTCTTGAGGCTGAGAGCGAGTTTGTCGGCGGCCGCTGAGTCCTCGGCGAACGCTTTGAAAGCGTCGCCGGCGGCAAGGGCTAGACCGCCGAGCGCGAGGGTGGCAGGGAGGGCGGCCTTCTTGATGGCGAACTGGGCTTTGGCGCCGGTCGTCTCAAGATCTTTGAACTGGCGGGTGGCTCGCGCGAGTCCCTTGTCATCAAAGTCGCTGATAATGGGGATGCGAATGGCCATTACTTGAGGCTCCTGTTGATTTCCTCTTGGAGTGCTTCCACCAACATAGTCATCTCACGCTCTATGCCGTTTTCCGTGCTGGTAACGGATGGCCACATCACTCGGGCGACCGGGCCGTTCTTAGCGTTGAACGCGGCGCCAAGGTTTCCTGACGCGGCGAACTCAAACACTCCGGCGCCGGCGTAACTGTTCACGATGGCGATCGCCGTGCTTTTTTTCTTGGCTCCGGAGATCTTGACGTTGATCGACTTAGCGGCCTTATTTGAGTTGAGCGGAAAGATCTCTTTGCCGCCGTAGTTCCACTGGCGATAAGTGCCAGACGGAAACTGGAGGCTCCTGTAACGGTTTTGAGCGACCGTGATGGCTGGTTTGGCGATGCTCTTAGCGTTAGTGGTGAACGCTTTGCGGATCTTGGGATCAACCTGTCGTAGTTCGGCCAGTGTTTCTTTGACTCCGTCGATTCGGATGGTGGTGCTCACTTGTGGCCTTTGTTCAGGATCTCAATAACCGTGTTCAGGTCACGGGTATCGAACTCGATCTCGGGAGGCCACCAGCCGACCGCGACCAGCATTTCGGCTAGGCCTCGTCTGTAGGTGCCTCTTGGGTAGGGTTTGCGCCGGAGGCCTCCACGACCTCCAGCGTGACGATCTTCTTGAGGAAGTCGTCAAGTGTTGCTGGGACGGTCACCTTGGCGGCTTTGAGGGCTTCGTATGCCATGAAAGCGAGATCCTCGGCACCGACGCCTTGAGCCAGATCGGAGGCCTTCCTCTTGTATTTCCGTTCCCATAGGACGGTGATGTAGAGGTTGGTTTCTACGTCGATCGGGCCGGCGCCGATGTCGATTCGGATGGTGAGTTTCATGTCGGGACTCCTTTAGTTACGGGGTGATGTCTCGGGCCCATGTGCCGCCGACGAAGGTGACCTCGACTTCGGAGAGTTCTCCGACGGTGGCGTTGATGGGCGTGTATGACGCGAGGAAGGCGCCGGTGATCGTGTACTCGGGGTTGGTGGCCGATTCGGTCGTGCCGGAGGGGCTGAGCACGAGGGTGACGGCGTCGTCGCCGCAAATGTCGTAGAGGGTCGCCTCGACTTCGGTTGCGCCGTACGAGTTGAACAGGGTGAGGGTCACTTCAACCGTCTGGAGGCCCTTCGTGTATTTGCGGCCTCCGTCGCCGAACGCGGTGGTCTCAAGTTGGTCGAAACCGACGGTGAGTGTCGCGGCCTTACATTGGTCGGACAGATCGACGGCGCCGACCGTGACGGTGGGGTTGCTGAGGTAGGTGGTGGTGGCCACGTATGTCTCCTTAGTTGCGCCGTGAGGCGATTCTCACGGTCAGATCGTAGGCCGGGAGTTCTTGACCGCCGATGGTGACGACGGACGGCCGGCCTGAGGTGATGGGTAGTGCTGAGTTCATCAGCGTGTCCACCTGTGTGAGCAGGTAGTCGATCGCGTCTTGGTTCGCTGGGGGAGCGGCCACGATGCTGATTGTGAAGGTGATGTCGCCGACGTTGTAAGTGAACGTCTCGAATGTGGGTGGGCTGATGAGCACCGACATTGGCCGAATGTTTCGCGGATCGGTGACGGCGGTGTAGCCGAGGCCGGTGATGGTGCTGACGAGGGCGTTCTGGGCCTCGATGAAGATGCCGGATGCCATGTCATGCGACCTGTGCCCGGTTGATTCCTAGGAGGCGCATGATTTCGCCGTGGGAGAGTGTGGGGATTGGGTTGCCCATGCCGTCGAATGAGGCGAAGGAGTCCACGGCGCCGCGCTGGCGGTAGAGGCTGGCGGCGTACATGGTGGTTCCGAGTGTGACCGCGCCGGATGGGCTGGTGGTGAGGCTGTCGGTGTAGCCGGCGGCCTGTCGGCGTCGGTAGGCCCAAGCGTTAGCGGCCGATACACAGGTGGTGATGAAGGCTGTGTCGTTCGCGGTGGCGGTGGCGATGCCGAGCCATTCGGTCACGTTGCTTGAGGTGATCCACGTACAGGTCTGAGTCCATGTGATGGTGCCGAACGGGTCGGCGCTGTCACGTTCTACCTCGTCGCCGATGTCGGCGTAGAGGAGTTGGTTCAGGATGATGATGTCGTAGTCGAAGGTGTAGTCACCTTCGGCGTCTACGCCTGTGAACAGGTAGGTGGGGACATCAAGGACGGTTTGTGAACCGTCCATGCCGTTGCCGAGGCCGGCGACGGTGATCGAGTCACCGATCGAGATCGGGGTGTCCTCAAGAGTCTGGATCACGACGACGTCGTCGATCCTCATGCGGTGTGTCACTGTGAACGTGGCCATGATCCAGACTCCGGGGGCAGATCAGACGAAGGCGGCCTTGATGAACTTCGTGTCGTCGATCATCAGGGTGGCGAAGTAGCCGCGGAACTTGATGTACCGCGACAACGAGCCGTCGGCGGCCTCCACGGAGATTGCGCCCTTCTGCTGTTCGTAAATCTCAAAGCCGTCCGGGTGGCCGACGGCGAGGGTGCCACTGGCGAAGTTGCGATCGACGACGACCTGAAGGCCGAAGGCGATGCCTGCCGAAGCGCCGGGGGCGAGGTTGCCGTAGGCGTTCATGGGGCCGATCTGGGGGAACAGCGGGCGTCCTTGTCCGTCCTCAAGTTGGCCGAGCGATGCCCAGCGGTTCGGCGCCACGAAGATGTGCGTGGGGAGCCAACCGTTGGAGGCCGTCAGGATGTCCGACGCGGCGGTGTACATCCACGTCACCCACTCGGTCGGGTCGGTGATGTTGGCCGACGTGAAGTTGTTGCTGTTCGTGATGCCGGTGATGAGGTTGTCGGCGGCCACGTTGTCGGTTTCGTTGGCGTAGATCTTGGCCATGTCCTCGAGAAGGAGGGCGACGACGCCCGGCTCGGTGAGGTCCTGATCTTCTTCGGACAGACGGACGTATCCGCCGTACATCTCACGAGTGACGTCGTTGTTCGCTACGACGAAGGTACCGGCGTCGAGAGCGGCGTTCTGACCGTTGCTGGCTCCGATAGTCGTGTTGGTGGTGACCTTCGGGCGACGGAACACTCGGCCGGAGCCGGGCATGGCTCGGGCGCCGATGGCGTCAATCACGGGACGGAGGCCTCGGAATCCCGAGTACACCGGGCCAACGATTGTCTCGGGCAGGATGCCCGGAGTGTCGCTGGTGGTCACGTCCGGGGCGGCGGCACGGATGCGAGCATTGAATTCGGCGAACTCGGAGCCTCCGGCGACGAACTTGGCGATGTATTCGCTGGCCGACGGGAGTGCGAACGGGCGGGAAGCCTGTGCGAACTGGAGCGGCTGAGTGGGGATCACGGCCGGGGCAGATGCCTCGACGGCGACCGGGGTGGGTTCTGACATGAGTGAGTCCTCCTCGGGCTCGGGGTATTCGGTTGGGGTTTCTTCTTCGTCGTCCTCCGGGGCGGAAGCGGCGACAGATGTGATGCGGGCGTCATCGAACGCTGGGACGGCGACAAGGCTGAGTTCGTGCCAGTTGGCGGCGGTGACGACCATGGTGCCGTTCTTGTCGAACTTGAACTTGGTCGGTTCGACTCCGACGCTGACGGCGTCGAGGGCGCCCATTTTGAGAAGTTCAAGGGCGTCGTTTCCGGCGTTGGTGGGGGCGATCTTGGCGGTGAACATCATGCCTTGATCGGTGGACACTCGTTCGGTGACGAGGCCGACGACTTTGGACAGATCGTGTGACTCGACAAGTTTGGGGGCGCGACCGTCCTCGGGGAGTGAGCCGGCTTCAAAGCGAACGGACGTCCCTAACGAGTCGATGGTGGTGACGTTCCACGGGACGGCGACGCCGGTGATCTGCCGGCTGGGCGGTTCGTCGGGGGCGGCGGCGTCGATCGTGAGATCGGTGACGGCGAGACGGATCATCCGAGTTGGTCCTCCATGACGGGATCGGCTTCTGATTCTTCCATCATGCCAGCCTGAGCGAGTGCTTCGTCAATGTCGAACTCGATGTGGCGGCCGCGCGGAAGGATGTCGTCCATGCTGAGGCGTTCAGCGATGGCGGTGGCGTAAGGGAGTGCTCCCCATAGCCACAGGTCGCGTCGGGATTCTTGAGCGTTCTGGTAGGTCATGCCGTTGCTCGTCGGGGCGGAGACGAGGTACGCGGGGACGCCGGCGATGCGACTCATCTCAAGCGCCGCATGGTTGCGCGCTTCGACGAGTTGGAGTTTGCTGGGGTCTGATTGAAACTCTTTGAACTCGACGGCCGAGTTGAGGGCGCCGATGGCTGATTCGCGTCGGACGGACGCCCAGCCTTGGGCGAGTTCGCCGAGTTCTTCGGCGGTCATCGGTTCCGAGCCGTCTTTCTGCTGGAGGTAGCCGGCCGCGATCTCGGTGAGGGCGAAGCGTCGGGCGGCAGCGTCGAGGCGAAGGCTGATGTCAATGGCTCGGTTGCCGGTGTACAGCAGTCCTTGATCGGGGGCGAGGAAGCAGACGACGTTCGCGGTGTCAAGCATGACGCCGTTGAACTCAACCTCGTCGGGCATTCCCCACCATTGGGGGCCTTGCTGATTCGGGGTTTCAACGTTGCTGTGCGGCAGCCAAGTAAACGCGGCCGGGAAGCCGGTCGAGTAGCGGGCGGATGTGTACCAGAACGCACGGCCGTACATCAGGAGATCGCTGACGGTTTGCGCCATGATGAACTGACGCGGAACCTTCGGATCGGGGCGGGTAAACCATCCTTCGCCTTGGAGGTACACCTTCTCGTATTCCTCGTCGATTGAGTTCCACACGAGTTGGTATTGCTTGAGGTCGAGGCCGGCGACGAGTGAGCAGATCATTGAGCGTGACCGGGCGATCGTGGGGATGGACAAAGCCCGTTCCTCGGCAGTCCCGACTGAATAGCCGAGGAACGAGCCGATCTGTCCTGCTCCACCGGACGCCGCTTTGACGGCGACGGCGGGCTTGGCGGTCGTGCGCTTGAAGAGTGCCACTAGCCGGAGTCTCTCATGGCTTTGATCGGAAGTCCACTATCTGGATACGCCGATGGCGACTCGGGCTTTGGACGGTGCGGCGGATGCGAGGGCGACAGCCCAGACGAGACAGCGCGCTAACTCGATCGGGCCGGGTGACTTCTGGGATGACAGGACGACGTTGCCGGATTGTTTGACGAGGACGGCGCGGTTGATGTGTTCGGCCAAGGCGAGTTCTCCTCCGTGTTCGACTTTGCCTTCGTTGATCATCGCTCGGACGAGGCCGGTCCATTTCAGGAGTTCTCCGTAGCCGACTGTTCGGGTGCGTGGCGCCCATGCTCGGGGGGCGTGGATCTCAAGGCTGGGCGAGACGGCGAGGTGGAGATCTCGGTTGGCCATGAGTTGCTCGACCTCGGCCCACAGGGCATCTTCGGATTCGACGACGAACGCTGGGGCGACGTGGATCTTCCGGTCGTCACGTCGGAACGCTCTGACGCCGACATACCGGGATTCGTCAAGGCTGGAGTCGATCGCCAAGATCCCTCCTTCGGGCATCGGTGTCGCCGTCTGACAGTTATCCCAAGTTCCGGGTGACAGCCACGAGTTCGCGCTGGAGATCCAAAGGTTCAGGTGGGCGCGAAGGAAAGCGTTCTTGTCGGGGGTTTCCGCGGCCGCCTCAAGCGCGTCCCATGTGACGGTCGTACCGAGGGCTGGGTTGGCCCATGGCCACCACTGTCGGCCGTCAGCGCCGAAGACGTTTACGCCGGGCGGTGGTGACCATTCAGCGAAATACAGTTTGGAGGTGCGGCCGGCGTCGATCGAGTTGATCGCCTGTTCACGGAGTTTGAGCATCGCGGTGGACGATTCGTCGCCGGCGGTGGAGAACATCGCCATGAGCGGTGTCGGCCGGGCGATCATCGTCGGCCGGAGGGCGTCAAAGATCACGGCCGGGCTGATACTCCAGATCTCGTCAAGCAGGACAAGGTCATTTGAGGCGCCGTGCTGAGTGGAGGTTGCGGCGGCGATCTTGATACTGGACCCGTCGGGCATCAGGATCTGTTCGCGGCCATACGACCAGAACGGCTTACCACCGAAGTTCTCGAGGATTGGGGCAAGTTCCCGAAACAGGGCTGATGATCGGTCAAGTTTGTTAGCGACCAGCATGACGGATTGGGGCCGGCCGGTGCGCGCCGCCCACTCGGTCACGAAGAAACCGGCCAACGCCTTCAAGAGCACACTCTTCCCTTGCTGACGAGCACAAGAGATCAGAGCCTCCCGAT